GCCTTGCGGCCCGGTCGTTCCAATTTGGCCGGCGCTTCCTTGCGGGCCGGCCGGTCCTTGCGGACCTGGTACGCCTTGCGGCCCTTGCATCCCGGTCGCCGGCGATTCAATTACATAGACTTCGTTCATCGCGTCGGCCCTATCGCGTTGGTAAGCGTCCCGCGCCAAATATCGTCGGCGATCCCGTCGGCCCGATACATGATGAGGCTATGCGCGTAATCGCCGTCGGGCATGAGCGCGAGTTGCGCGCGCGTAATCGTTATATTGATCGTATCGAGGTAGGCCGTCGCCGTCGGATCGGACGCGCTCAAAATGATGCCGTCGCCTGGATCGGTCGAAAGCGCGACGAAAACCTCGACGTCCTCGGGTCGTTTGCGAATCATCATTTGCATGGTCACGCCGGCAAAATCGTAATAGTAATCGCCGCCGCCCTCCGGCGTGACTCTAACCATAAACGCCTTTGCAAAATCGGCGTCGGTATAGGTGTTTATATTGACGGTTGCGGCCGACATTAGAAATACTGGCCGCCGGTTTGGATGATGCCGCCGCTATCTCCTGGAATATAGTTTGCGCCGGCGCCATAAACGAACATGACTCCATTGCCATTGCAATAGTAGCGCGTACCGCGCGCGGTCCCAACATAGGTATTAAAAATGCCGGTCGGCGTTGCCAGGAATAGCGAGCCGTTGATTTGCGCGCTCGCGAACGCAACGCCGAAATTCGGGTTTCCGATAATGTTAATGGTTAGGCCGATACAACTAATGCCGCCGTTTGCGGAGGCGACCATGTGATTTACGGCGCTCCCGCTAATTGTATAATTGTGCGTCAATGCAAGCGACGCGCCGGAAAACGCGCCGATATGCCCCGCACTATAACCCGACGCCGGTCCAAAGTCGGCCGCGCCGATCACCATTTCCGAACCGGAATGAGTCGCATAGGCGTGGGTATTAAAGTCGCCGGTCGACTGAATCTTAAACCCACTCCAGGATAACTTCGCGCCGTCTTGTGCGGCAAAGCCGGCGCCGGCCGCAATTGAGACTAGGCAATTTGCCGGCGTTGTATCGTTGCCTTGAAATTTGATTGCCCCCGGCCCGGTTTGCCCGCGCATAAATCCGACGGCAATTACGCCGGTCGGATAGGTGCCGTCGGCGCAATGAAAGGTGACGTTGTAACCGGCGAGATCGACGTTTGTTTGTACCCAATTGTAGGCGTGTTGAAGGCTTTGCCAGGCGGTACCGGCCGTCTTGCCGTCGTTGGCGTCGTTGCCGGTTGCCGGGTTGACGTAGTAGTCGCGGTTGCCGGCAAAAACATCGACGACCCCGCCGCCGCCCGACGGCAACGTAAATTCGCTATTGAGGATACCGACCGAGCGGCAATTCACGCCGTCGTATGTCACTAAGTAAACCGAGCCGGCGATCAAGTCGCCAATGGCGACGGGTTGCCCGGTGCGTTTAACGAGCGGCTTTGGCGTTGCAATGCCGGCGATCGTGACGTCGACGGTTTGCGAGGTATTGGTATTATTGGCGCCGATCTCGACAAAAAACGTAAGCGGGACCGCCCATGCGGCCGGCGCCGGCGCGAGCGTTATCGCGATATGATTCGCCGTGCCGACGTCGAGGACAAATTGCGGGCGCATGAATCGCGTCGCCGCCGACATTTGCGCCAGGTCGTTATTGTTCGGGCTCGACAAGCCGACGTCGGTAATAACCGAAACGATCTCGCGTTGCGGATATTCGATCGACTCGGCCGGCGGAATTGAGCCGGCGCGGCCGACCGACGGGTCGCCGTTGACGTATGGCGCGTTAGCGTCGGCAACGCCATAAGGCGGGTTGTATTTCATTTTTTCCTCGTCCTCGAAAAGCAAACGGCCCGCCGTTTGGCGAGCCGCTTGCAAACAATTGTCTCGGGTCGTTTACGGTGTGCCGGCCATTGGCCCTTGAGGTTGTTGACCGGAATAATCGAAAATAATTTCGGTGTGTGCCGGCTTGATTTGGTTAAGCAAACATTCCAGGTCGTCGGCGAGCCCGATCCGCAAATGCGGATCAATGCCGGTTTGTCCCGCGGTCACGCGGAACCAAATCAATTTGGTCGAGTCGACATGCACCGACCAATAAAACCGATTTTCCGGCGGCCCCAGGATGTACGGGTAATCGCTATAGCTTCCGTCGGCGTTGATTGTGCGGTTATCGCCGACGCGATCAATGCCGACCATGAAAGGATGATATTCGGTAATCGTGATCGCATAGCCGATATAGGCGGCGGCCCCGATCATGAACTCGCGCGATTGACCGCCGAGCGTCGTCATCTTGTAAACGAGCGCGGCTTGCCGTTCGGCGATGGATTGCGGCGCCTGGTAACAAGGATTCGGCAAGCCCCAATTGCGCTCCCAATCGGGCAAGAGCTCGATCGTCTTGCGCGGATCGCTTTCGCGTTCCAGCAAGTCGGCGGCGCGGGCGTCGACCGGATCGCCCCAAATTTGCGACAAGCCGCCGATTAGCGCCATGAGGACGCTATCGTCCTCGCGCGGCCAGGCCGGGCCGGTCGGCAAGAGCGCGGCAAGCGCGTCGACGTAATCGTCGCCGGTGCGCCTAACGTGCCGGTCCTTAGTCGTCATAAATCACGGTATCCAAAATCGCCAAATGCGCCGGCGACGGCATGACCGCATCGTTAAATATCAAGGTATGGTGTTGCTCGCCGACGGCTTGCGAAACCGCCTCGTCGATCCATGAGCGATAGATCGTTTGACCTGGCACCGCGCGCGCGTAAAGCATGGCCTCGATTGATTGCTCGATCGCCGCCCGCGTCGACTCGCTATCATTGACGAGCTCGGTAATTTGCAATTCGAGCGCGAACGGGATCGGGCCGTAAACCCAAAAGTCTTTAACCGCGACCGGGCGCTTTTCGTCGATATAGGCGGTGACCGCGGCGACGTCCTCCTCAAGCGGAAAGCCGTTATTATCGGCGCGCAAGTCGTCGCACATAAAGCGTACGGTAACCGTGCCCATTCCCATTTCGTTCGGATAGCACCAGGCGCGGGTAACGCCCGGCACGGCAAGCGCCCAAGCGACGTAATCGTCGGCATCGCCGCCCATTGGCGGCGCCTGGATACGCAAGAGCACGCGGGCGCGCAGCTCGTCGTCGGTTTCGGGATCGACGCCGCCGCTCATGGTAACGATGGTGACAAAGCCGTCGAGGCCGGCTTGCGCGCTTACCGGCGCGAGCGTCGAGCCGGGATCGAGGTTTCCGGCAATGCCAGGATCGACGGCGCGGATCGCGACCGGCGTCGCCGCGGTGCCGATGTAAACGTCGGCGGTCGTCTCGTAGAGGATGCTCGCTTGCGAGGTCAATTGAGTCCCGGCCGGGACGATCGTCCCGGTGATCCCGGTCACGGTGCCGCTCCCGGCGGCAAAGGTGCCCGGCTTGCGACCAGGCGGAATCCAGATTTGCGCGTGTCGGTCGAGCCACTCGGTTTCGGCCGTGTCGGGCAATAATTGGCGGGCGAGCCAATCAATATAAAGCAAGACGAGATAGGCGAGCCCGGCATTGCCGTCGGCAAGGACGCGCAAGACGCTATTCGGCACCATTGGCGCCGAGTGTAATCGGGCGGTGACGTAATCGCGGTTTTGCTTGCGTACGTCGTCGAGGCTCGGCGTCGTCCAGGGCAAGGGCTTACCCTCCTATTTCCGCCCATAGGGCTTGATACTGCAATTGAATCGCCGGCAACGGCCCGCGGTAGAGCACGATATTTGCGACGATCTTTTGCAATTCGGTGCGCGCGACGGCGACGTCGACGCGCGAGACGATCCGTTGCGTAATGAAAGGTTGCAACGCCTCGCGGATATAGGCGTCGATCCGCGCGAGCGTCGAGCCCTGGCGCGCGGTGTTATCGGTGATCTTGTGTCGCTCAAGCAACCATAGGCGCGAGCCGATCGGCCAACCGCTCCAAATGGCCTCGGCATTTTCGTCGGCCCACCATCCGCGCCGGTCGGTATCGGCCTCGCCGTTCGGCAAGATATCGTCGGGGTTGGCGCGCTTGTGCGTTCCGAGCGCGACAATGACCGCGGTCGCGAGCGCCTCGGTTTCGTCGACCAGGTTGTCGCGCTTTTGCAAGAGGTCGAAGGTGACGACAAACGGCGTGACAATGTCGAATAATCTGAGGTCGGGCATGGGCTATCCGGCAAACGTGGCGCCGCTTCCTTCCGCGGTCATGGGCTCGCAATGCGGGCCGCCGATCGGGATACAAAGGTCGTCGGGCGCGGCGGCGTCGGGCGCGTGAACGATCACTTTTTTGCCCTCGATCAAAACGGTTGAAACCGACGCGATCAATTGGCCGTCGCCGTCGCTATTGATATCGCCCTCGACCGCCCATAACCGGCCGTCGACATAGACCGAGCTTTGCCCGACGACGATGGTCGTGGCGCCGCACGCGCGCGCGTCGCCGTGCCGGTGCGCCGGCGGCATCGCCGTTACCCGTTATGCTTGATCGACGGCGAGACGTCCTTGATCTCGCCGGCGGTTATGACGCGCGACGAGCCGCCAACCGCGTACGTTATTTTATCGGGGAGCATTTCGAGCGAGGCGGTCGCATTGCCGCCGCTCGGCCCAATGCCGAGCGTGATCTTGGCCGGATGCTGGACGGCGAGCGAGTCCTTGGTCAGCGTAAACGTCGCAAAGGTTTTTTCGGTCGCCTGTACGCCCTGGCCGTCGTCCTTGGCGGTTTGCGCTTTCGACTTGGGCGCCTTGTCGCCGTCCATGATTTGCGCGACGATCTTTTTGCCTTTCGGCGCGCTCGTGACGATGCCGTCGCGGGTAAAATGAACTTGCTGGCCCTGGTCGTCGAATAGCGCGAGCTCGCCCTCCTTGATTTGCCTCATGCGGTAGCGCCGATCGCCGGCGACGACGACGATGCCATGCGAGCGGTTGCCGCCGGTAAATACCATGAGCCCTTCCGCCTTTTTTTGGTTGGGCTTCTGGCCGGTCGGCTTTTTGACGCGCGAGGTAAATCCGTATGGCTCAAAATGCTCGATCTCTTTTTGCTTTTCTTGCGTATAGAGTGAGAGCTCGTGCTCGCGAAAAAGCGGATCGTCGTTTGTGTTTTCAACGGTCACGCGCTTAACCGCGTTATTCATGCGGTCGCCGACCGTGCGCGTGGAAAAGCGCATTAGATATCGTCCGGTGCATATGGAACGGAATCGGCCGGCGAGCTCGGCGCGGCATCCTGGTCGGCGGCATCGCCTTTGCTGGTATCGTAATGATCGCGGCCGCCGAGCCGGTCTTGCAAGACGAGCGTCAAGGTTGAGGTGGTGCCGGTTTGGTCGTTTTGCCGGGCGGTCACCGCCTGGATTCCGAGCGTCGCGCGCCCGCTCGGCAAGAGCATAGGCGAATAGAGATCAATCAAATTGCCGACCTCGGTAAGCCATAGCTTGCCATTGTTGCGGAGCCATCCGGTCACGGTCACATTGGCCTGGAACATACTCGCGTTGTTAATATCGCCCATATGGTTTGCGTGCATTTGCGCGTCCTTGATATCGCCCGGTTGCGGCGCGACGACGCGCGAGGTTACCGGCACGGCGCCGTTATAGTTTTTGTTTTTCGCCTCGGCGGATTGCGCGCGCGCCTTGTCCATATTGTGCTCGTCGTTGCCGTGCTGGTCGGTATCGGAAATGATGTTGCTCACGGCCGCGTTATTCGTCCAAATCAATTCCGCCGAGAGGATATTGCGGCCCTCTTGCAATTCGGCGACGACCTGGCCGCCGCCGCGGATGCCGATAATATTGCCGAGCTCGTTGTCCATGATGTGAATGTTACGCATTTGCGCCAGGCGCAAAATAAACTGAAACGGGCTTTCGCCCCAATGAACGCTCACGCGCTCAAATTTTTTGTCGGCGCCCTCGGGCGAGCCGCGCAAAGAAAATGTTATCCCGAATTTTTTTAACGCGGCATTGGCGAGTTGCGTGAGCGTTTGATTCTTGAATTGCCCCGGCGGCAAGTCGAGCGAGCCCTTGACGATATCGGCGGGCTTG